GTGTATAAGTCCTCTGAGGATATTACAACCGAAACAGGGTTAAGCTATCGCGAACAACTCACCGCCAGAAAGCACCTCGTTAAACGTGGGGTTTTAATTGAAACGGATAGGCGTTTAGAACACAAAATATATTACCGTATAGATTGCGACCAACTTGACCAAATTATGACGCAACCTATTGATAATCTCCCAAATGCGCAAAGCGCAATCGGGGAAAGTCACAATGGGGATTTGGCGAAACAACAAAATGAACGGCCGCCACAAGACAAATTTGACGGTGGCGGTGAAACAAATCCGCAGTTCGATCCTACATAGATTACAACAGAGAGTACTACAGAGAATATAAACTCTTCTTGTCCGGTTATTTCACAACCCGACCAAAACACGAATGATAATTCGTTTGTGGCTCGTCACCCTGATGCCGTTGTGTTCAGTGCAAAGAAACGGCAATGGGGAACATCGGATGATTTGCTTTGTGCGCAGTGGATATCCAAACGGGTGACTGAGCTTTACGAAAATGCATCTGAATCTGATGATGACATCAATCCTCCGAAAGAGCCTAACTGGGCTTTATGGGCCAATGATGTGCGGCTGATGCGCACCATTGACGGCAGAACGCACAGGCAGATTTGCCGGTTGTTTGATAGGGCAAATAAGGACCCATTTTGGTGCAAAAATATTCTTAGCCCAAGTACGCTTCGAAAGCAGTGGGACAAGCTAGTATTAAAATTTGCTGAAATTCCACAAGGTGAAGATTGTTTGCCAACACAAGGCCATTGGAATAGCCCTGAAGCGTGGGAGAACACACTATGAAAAGTCTTCTCTCCGCAATTGAAAACAGAGATAGCAAAAAATTATCGAGCCTAGTTCAGCCAATCAATAAACCCGTTGGCATCAATGATCATGCGGAAAAGCTGGTTGATATGCTGTTTGATAACTTAGTGCAAATTTTCCCAGCGGCAAAGCATACTGTGTTTTCAAATCAAGAAGATATTTCAGCAACTAAACGGCAATGGGTGCTGGCATTTATCGAAAATGGCATAACATCTGTTGAGCAATTGAAAGCGGGAATGAGTGTGGCTAGGCAGCAAGAGTCTGACTTTTTCCCATCCTGTGGAAAGTTCATCAGTTGGTGTCGCGAGGGAATGATGCAAGCTATGGGTCTACCTTCAGTTTGTGAGGTCATGGCTGAAATGAAGCGCTATAGCAACATGGAGTGGCGATACCCATCCGTTGAGGCGTTCCCTTGGAAATCAGCGGTGATGTATTGGATTGTGCCAGAAGCAAGGCGACGCATGGCGCAGTATAACTTGTCAGATAAAGAGATCAGGGAATCTATCAAAAAGCAGTTGATAGCCTATTACAACCAGATACAGGAAGGTAAGCCAATCCCACCAATCAAGCCGTTAATAGGCCAAACTAAAAGAGGGGTTTCTACGTCAGAGTTAATTGATAAAGAAGGTAAATATCGACTGATTGGTCAGCAAGCGTTAAAGGAAATTAGGGCTAAAATTTTATATCGGGATGGTTAATTAGTTATTGGCTGAATATATTGTATATAGTGAAACCTAAATCAAATAAAAGTGATGAAAAATGAAACAAAAACCGATGCCTAAAGAGCTTGTTTTGCTGGATGTTGAAAAAATTAATGGCTATTTGTGTGCTGTTGAGTCGTTGAATTGGGCGCCGAATATCTCACCTGATTATGAGTGTACTTATGTGGAAGAGAAAACGACTTTACTTGGCTCCGTTCAGTCAATGATTGTTCGCCATAGTGATAAACATCCCATCGAGCATTGGCATGTTTCGTTAGAGCCAATTAGCGAAAATGACATGACTAAGATAATGGAAGAATGGTTTTTTCAGCTTGGCGTCGCTGCAAAACATTCTGATTTACTAAAGGATTTACTCGTTGGCTTTAAAGACTTAATTAAGCCATATACTGTTGGTTCTTCAATATTCAGGGTGAACATATCCCCACCAATTTGGTATGCAATACGATGGGATATTTTTGTGATCCATTCTAGGCATGGTTCTCTTTTATTTGAATTTAATTTTGATGGCTAAAGTGTTTGTAATTAGTTTTATGAGAAAGAGGCGAGACCAATGGCTAAATCAGCAGCAGAACGAAAGGCCGAGCAACGTAAGCGGCAAAAGGAATCGGGTGTTAATAAGATTGAGTTATTTCTTGATGAACAAGAATTAGAAATGCTTCAAAGAAATTGCGTATTACGTAGACCAGGAAGAGAGCCCTATGATATCGCTGAATATCTTTCTATGTTAATTAGAATCGATGACTGTTCCGTGATGTCGCTAATCGTAGAGCTAAATAAAAGGCGCTGTAAAAAGTGTGATGAGCATCTGCCGGTAGCTGAGTGTTGTCTTAGTGGTAGTTCTGAGTGTTGGAATACGTTAGGGTGGCATGAGTTGAAGCTAATCATTTAAGTTAGAAACTATGAAAAAACTGGTCCTTGAAGTAGTCTATTAATATTTTTAATACTGGTATAAAGGAGTTGGGATGGTTAATGAAGTATATAAATACGTTCCTCCTGAACGTATTGATATCTTAAATTCCAAAAGAATATGCTTTTCTACAAAAGAGCAGTTAAATGATAACTATGAGTTCAAATTCAAGATAAAAGCATGTAGAGAGGATGATGATGAGCAGCAATTTTTAATTGAACAAATTCTTAATAGTTATGACTTTAAAAATGAATTAGCATTTTTAGACAATATGAAATTTATAGCTGAGCATAATTTAGGCCGTAGTATAGATTTAAAAGAATTTTTATTTTTACTATTAAACATGAATCAAAATGGAAGTGATTTCATAAAAGGTTTAATCAAAGTATTAGAAAAAGAAACTATAGGTGTTTTTCAAAAAAGGCTTTGTGTATTATGCCTAAGTAACAACCCAAGCAATAACTTTATGTGGGGTTATTATGCGAAAGCATATACAGGATTTATGGTTGGATTCGATAGTGACCATACTTTCTTTAATAAAAAAAAGGATGATCACGATGTGGTTAGGAGCCTTAGAAATGTAGAGTATATGGATGAAATTCCAACTTTATATTTGAAGGATGCTGTTGATAATAAAAGTGAAATAGAAACATCTATTTTTTATAATAAGCACACAGATCATCTTGCAGAACAGGAGTGTAGATTTTTAGATATAGTAGAGAATGCTGCATCTGTTACTGAAGATGGATACCATTTATTCGATTTACCTAAAGGGTTAATAACTTCGATAACTTTCGGGCATAACATGTCTTCAAATGATGAAATGGATATTAAAAATATTATCACGAATGATCCTTTCTTTGACGGAGTTTCGCTTTATAAAGCATCACCTAATGATGACAGTAGGGTAATAGAAAGACATAAATTGAAACTGGTTATATAACCATATATAATTCTACTATTGGTCTGAACACCCAACCTTAACACTTGCTGTGTCTACTGAGAGAAACGTATGGCACAGCATAGCTTTATCAAAATGTCTAACGACACTCTTGTACCGGCTAATCCAGCGGCAAGGGATTTTTTGCATTCAAAAATCAAGTGTGGTGATGTGCTTTCGGCTGATTTCAAGAAAGCCCGTAACCCACGTTTCCACCGAAAATATTTCGCACTTCTTAACCTTGGATATGAATACTGGGAACCAACCGGCGGCACTATTTCGCCTGAAGAAAAAGACCTAGTGCGTGGTTACGTTAAATTCCTCGCTTACTACACCGATAACGACGATGCCCTCCAATCCGCTGCAGATGTTTACCTCGATGAGATAGCACAGAAACGCGCACATAATATTTCAGCGACCAAATCTTTTGATGCCTTTCGCTACTGGGTAGTTGAACAATCTGGCCATTATGAAACCTTTGAAATGCCAGACGGTAGCCTACGCCGTGTGGCCAAATCAATTAGCTTTGCCAAAATGGATGACCTAGCCTTTGGCGAACTCTACAAGTCCACACTCGATGTGCTCTGGAACTTCATTCTATTCCGTAAATTTCCCACGCAACAAGCCGCTGAAAATGCAGCTGGCCAACTATTAGATTTTACCTAGAGGCAAGACCAATGACCAAAAAATCAAAGACCAAAGAAGAGAAACAATGGCTATCAGATGTAGCAGAACTTGGCTGCATTTGCTGCCGAAATATGAGGTATGGAGTAAGTCCCGCAGAAATTCATCATGTAAGAACGGGGCAGGGAATGGCACAGCGAGCAAGCCATAAAGATGTTTTACCACTATGCCCACCTCATCACAGACCCAGCTACGATACAGGCTTTCATGCGGCCCCAAAAACATGGCAAGAAATTCATGGTACCGAGAGCGAACTACTTGAGCAAACCAAAAGAGAAGTCATGGAGCTGCGCGCATGTCGAATATAAAAAGTATTTCTGATGGGCTTGCACTCGATGCGGAGCAAGAAGCCTGGTTACAAGGTTGGCTATCCAAGTTCGGTGCTTGGATTTACAGTGGTCGATTAGAAAAACGGCAGAGCAGTATCATCGCTGAATTTATGGCAACTGTAGAAAAGCGTGATTATCCAGAACGGGAAATGTGTAATGACGACGACGGAATGTTAATTACCAAGGTGGTCGATAAAATTTATCATATAGACCGAGTCGCATTCACGTTATTGTTATTACGTTATGCCTTTGTGAGTTCCGACCGTGCCATTGCTCGTTATTATTATGGTATTGCACAGCCACGCCAGATGGTTCGCAGAAATCGCACGCTTGAATATCGAAAACCCTCGATGGCCACATGTCGCCGTGAGGTAAAAGAAATCATCCGTTCTGCAGAGTATTTAATTTATCCACATCTCTATAATGCATTTAAAATACGCGATAATGAGTGGAAAAAGAAAAATAATAGTAAGAACGTGTTGACTTCCTTGATCCAATGAGCCACTATTTCAAGGTAAGTTGCCATTTTAGTAACTTCACCAACTAACCCAGCCAATGCGCTGGGTTTTTTGTTTGTGATATAAATAGCAAGATAATTAATAATTTACATATTAATTGATCAAATGTGTCAAAGTAGGCTCCATTATATCAAATGGGAGCTTTTTGATGATATATGATGCATTAAATAGTGTTTGTAAATACAGACAAAGTACTTCAGGTAAAGTTTTTAGCACATCTTCGACCTATGCTATTCAAGCTAAGGCATTATTAAATAAACTAAAAAATGAAATTGAAGAGAAACTGTCAGAACAATTATCAATTAATAAAATAACAATTGATATATCTAAAGGCGCTGGTAATTTTCCTTTCATATGGCATGTTTGCTTATTGCCCGAAAACCAGAAGGTATCAAATGGGATATATGTTGCTATCTGTTTTGATAAGAAGGGAAAAGGAGCAGTTATTGGTTGTGCTGAATCAAAAACAAACCCTCAAGGATTGGATACTGTAATTAGAAAATCTAAAAAATCTGAGTTTTTAGGACTGGATGTAGACGGTAAAGGTGAAGGTACAAAATACAATAACGTTTTTTATAATCCCATGTCATTTTATTATAAAGAAGAGCCGACAGAAGAGGATGAACAAAGTTTAACTAATCATTTGGCTGTATCTATAAATGATACTATTTTAATTTTAAAAGGTGACAGTAACTCTGATAAAGTTAATTCCCAAATGAGTATTCGTTCTGCTGCAAACACTAATATTGATTCTGATATTAACTCATATGATTCACTACCAGAGTATGTGACGAGATCTATATTAGCTCGTAGAGGGCAGCGAAAGTTTAGGCAGAATTTGGTCCTAGCTTATGAGGGCAAGTGTGCAATTACCGGATGTACTATTCAGGAATTACTTGAAGCTGCACACATTAATCCATTTTCAAAGTCAGGAAATCAAGGAAACATTATCACTAATGGTATTTTGCTAAGAGCAGACATACATACGCTATTTGACTTAGGGTTACTGAAAATCACTAGCCATTATCAAGTTGAGATTGCTGATGACTTAAAAAATGATCCAATATACAGTGTATTAAATGGGACTATTATTCATTTGCCAAAGGATAAAAGTCACAGGCCTAGTATTGATGAGCTAAAGAAAAAATACGTTGGTGAAGTATAAGTATTTTCCGTTTTACTAAGTAGGCATGAAATCTAAATTAACGTTACACTCTATGTGATACGAAAGATTATTGAGGCCAGATAAAATCAATTTTCACTGGCCTCATATATATCTATCCGTTCTTCATTTCAAACTCAAATGATAATGAAATCATTGATTTTGGTAGTTTAAAACGAAAGCGGCATTGGGTTTTAAATTCTTTACGTAATAATTTTTTAAGCATGGCGTAAGCCTCATTTTGTTTGATGTATACCAACAGAAGCTTTACAGAAACCATTTTCATGCTTAGAATCACAAGTGTCGAAGTTGTAATACAGTCAGCATAAGAATGGTTAAAAAGTTCTAGTTGGCTTCTGAATAAGGCTAGAAGGCTCGTGCTTTCTGGCCTTTTCTTTTATAACAGCTCCAAGATAATGTTAATATTCGATTTTATCAAGTGAACAAATTAGAGGGAACTTGTGGATAACTGGCTGGGTAGAAATCAACTACACCCCTGTAAGTAGCTGCCTGTAAGGCTTAGTTAGAAATCTAGTTGGCGATGTAGCAGGAAAAATAAATTGTGTAAAGCATGATCATTTGCTGCTTTCTTAAACTCATTGCTTGCGATTTATATGAAAGAGCCGATGCGGCTACTTAATCTATGTTTCTATTCTATTATAGGTAGTAGATTTGCATTGCTTGTAGGTTAATTTAGTTGGTTGTTAAAGCTATAACTCATCATAAAGGTCACTTCGGCGGCCTTTTTTATTAACTCAATTTCAGGCACTCCGTAGGGGGTGAAATCATGCGTATGGATAAATATAGCAACGCAGCCTACGGTAGTGCTGGTCTTACAGCATTCTTTGCGAGCTTATCGCTTTATGAATGGGGCTTTATTATCGGGATGGCATTTAGCATTATCCTAGGCCTAGCGACTTTCTTCATGAACAGACGAGAGCAGCGAAAGCGAACTCGTTTATTTGAAGATCTGGTTAACAAGACTGACCCACAAAACCCCTCAGCCACTGCACGAAAAGCCGCCGAACTTATGGCGAAAGCACCTAAGGATATCTAATGTCACTCAAACAAAAACTAACTGTGCTTGTTGGCGCAGGGGCTTCGGCTATCGCTTTAACGGTAATTGCTCATTTTGAAGGTGTTAGATATGAGCCTTATAAAGACGTGGGTGGGGTTTTAACGGTCTGCTATGGGCATACGGGAATAGATATTGTTCCCAACAAGACTTACACAAAAGAAGAATGCGATGAGATATTAGAATTAGATTTCGAATTAACAAAAATGCAGGTTGATAGATTAGTGAAAGTTCCTATCAATGATTATACAAAAGCAGCTCTATATTCATTTGCTTTTAATGTTGGAACTAATGCATTTGCAAGATCAACAATGCTTAAAAAACTCAACATAGGTGATCAATACGGTGCTTGCGAAGAATTAAAAAAATGGGTTTATGTTAAAAAGAAAGTATAGCGTGGACTCGTTAATCGCAGAGAGGCGGAGGCCGCGATATGTCATGGAAACCTGTAGTTGCTGCAATTTGCATTGTGCTATTTGCGATAGCAATGATTGCGTTCGGTGCTTATCGTCTAACAGACAGCACATGCGGTATTGATAAAGCTAGTTTAGAAAAGCGCTGCCAAAAAGCTATCGACTTCTATAAGGGTCGGCAAGTTAACTTTTAATCTTCTCTATGGTAACCGCCATGAATAAAGTCAGAGTATTGTTATTTATCGCTGCATGGGTAGCCATATGGGGAATGTGGAAGCAACACGAAAGGATAGGTGAGCTAAACACCAAGAATGCCGAACTACTCGTTGAGCTGACAGAGCAAGTCAAAATCAATGAAGATTATCAAGAGCACGTCCAATCCCTTCATAAACTTGATACTAAACATACTCAGGAATTAGCCAATGCAAAAAGTGAAATTGATAAGCTACGTATTGCTGCTGAGCGCAATCCTGAACGGGTGTACATCAAAGCCAGTTGTAAAAAAGCCGAAAGCACTACCACCTCCGGCTTGGATGATGCAATCACCGCCAGACCTACTGACACCGCTATCCGAAATTATTGGTTACTCAGAGAGCGAATTGCAGAGTCAGAGCAAATGATACTTGGCTTACAAGATTATATTAGAACGGAGTGTTTACGATGATAGTTATTAATTATCATAGCCCCCCATGAAATTTTTACATATATCCCGTAAGTTCCAACCTTCTGGTTTTTTCATTTTATTTAACTCTGAAGGATTGTTAACTAATAGATTGATAGATTCAATACTCGCATTAGTAGGAATCTCCACAACATCACTTGTATCAGTTAATAGATAGCTTTTATTTGGTTCAGGGATAAATGTATTTCTACCTCTGGTTAACTTATAAGAGCGATGGATTTTTTTGTATATATAATATTTATTTGGCTCAAGAGAGAACTTTAGGATATCCCCTTTATGTGTAAACTCCACCATTACAGTGGTAAATTGACGCTCATCTATTTTTTTGAAGCACTGTTTTTTATCATCGTATTCGTATGTTAAGAGTACTTTCTCAAATTTTGTGTCTGGCAAATATACATTAGATGCATCGCTGCCATTGTAATCTTTTACACTTGGCATTGTTACTGGGAGCATTTTGCAAGCTGAAGAGAGCAAAACTATTGTGATAATGCTCGATATTTTCAATGTTTTTTTCATATGTCCATGACTTTTTTATAGTTAACTAATTAATAAAGTTATATGAGTTATCTCTACTCGTAACTTTTCCAAGTATCTTAATAAAAATTAGATCACATTTGTAGATTATAGCAGCAAATAACGCTGAATATTAGTGATGAAGAAGCAGAATATCCAATCACAAAGCCAGTTCGAGTGAGCCGGCTTTTTAATTGGCTAAAGGAGATAAACACGATGGCTAAACCAGATTGGGGGGCGCTACAGCAATAGTTCCTCACCGAACGGGCTTTATCAGGAATATCCCCTAAAGAATGGTGTGAAGACCAGGGACTCAATTAAGCAACTACGCTACGATATACTAAAAGGCCAGCTGCACAAAAAAACAACACGCGATAGTGATATATCAATAACCCGTTATAACTGGTTATTATTATATTGCAACTACCTTATTTAATGCTGGGACAACTGCAAAAATAATTGGCACCCATTGAAAAAATTTAGAAAAGAAAAACCAAAATGGTTTAACTATTTTAATATCTGCAATACATAATTGCATGCTCATAGCTGCGGCAATGAGAAATACAATTGCAATATCGATAGATGTGTCAGTGTATATAAATGCAAGAAGACAACAAAAAAGATAGCTAATAATACCTAAAAGGCTAGAGATTAGCTTCCATTTGAAATTTTCTTCTCCATAAGCGTTTTTTAGATCTTTCAAATTAATCATTTCATCATCCTAGTTAAGATAAATAAATGGCACTCACAGACAAACAAGAAATGTTTTGTCGCGAGTACCTCATCGATTTAAATGCCACACAAGCGGCTATTCGTGCGGGGTACAGCAAAAAAACTGCAAACCGTACAGCATCTGAAAACCTGTCAAAACCTGATATCCAATTAAGAATATCTGAACTTAAGTTAAATAGGAATGAACGAATTGAGATTGATGCTGATTATGTGCTTAAGCGCCTGATTGATATAGACCAGATGGATGTATTGGACATCCTTCATGATGATGGCGGCATTAAGCCAATACATCTATGGCCTAAAGTTTGGCGCACATCATTAAGTGGTATGGATTTAGCGGAAATGTTTGAGTCTAAGAATGGTGAGCGCGACCTAGTCGGTATCATGAAGAAAATAAAATGGCCGGATAAGGTACGTAATCTTGAGTTATTAGGCAAACACGTTGTTGTACAAGCCTTTAAAGAGCAAGTTAGCAATGAACACTTAGGTAAAGATGGTGGGCCTATTCAATCGACGGGCATCGACCTTAGCCATTTGAGCTTTGAACAACTTATGAAGTTGAGACATAAAAACTAAGTTGGCTTTATGTGTATCTAAGATGACGGAACAGAAGGAGTGGTTACTTCTAATTCAATTACATGATATGTTCATGAGGTAAATCATGATTAATAAAAAAATCTAGATGTATATAACATTTACTGGAATTCACTAAATGAAAACTGATCTGTTTATTTCATACGCATGGACGTCTGATGCTCATAGGAATTGGGTTCGCTTACTAGCAAGTCATCTCCATCTAATGGGCTATACAGTTAAAATTGATGAAAATGTTGATTATGGAACTAGTTTAAATGGTTTCATGCGAGACGTTATCGATACATCTCATGTTCTGTTGATTGTTGATGAAAATTATGTAAATAGAGCGAATACTAAACCTGAATCAGGGGTTGGCATAGAGACTAAATGGGTCAGTGAAGCTTTCAATAGTAAACCAAAGTCATGGCTATCAGTAATTTTTGTTGGAAATCCTGAACGTAAGTTACCAGACTGGTTAAATGGATATAACCCAAAAGGATTTGATTTCAATTCAGCTCCTAATAAAAATGAGTTCGCTGGTTCTATTCAGTTAGATTCTGTTTGGCGCTGGATTGAAGGACTTCCTGCAGATAAAAGTAATGCGACACCATTGTCAGTACTTTGTAAGCGAATAGCTCGTCTAGAACGTGTGGATTTATTGAGAGATTCTGCCCACTATTCAAATCCTTCTCTTAATGGGAGCGAGACTTTTCGTTATAGAGAACATTCGTTCTATAAAGTTGGTAATGGTGAATATGAGTTTAAAATAAAATTCAGTGGGTGTGCTCAAGATAGTGTTTATGTTTACACCGATGGTGGACTAAAGGCGGTTGGTCTAATTACTGTACCAGATTTTGACCTAGACACAGTTGATTCATTTTTAACACCAGGCCGTACTATTTCACCCAAGGTAGGGCAAAAAGCCGTTTTACTAAATGATAGTGGTGTTCTTTGTATTATTACTATTAATGAAGTACAACGTGAGGTTAATACGAGAGACTATATTCCTGAGCATGTGACATTTTCTTATGAAATATTGAAAAATTATTAGTGTAGTTTTGAAATTATGAACTAATACACGCTATTTAACATAATGGTCCTTACATGCCCTGCGACTTTTCAACTCAGCTAAAATGTCACCTCAAACCGATAAAAGTCTAAATCTTCTTCCTGAATTTAGGCTTTTTATTCGTTGCTAATTTTTTATCAAAAACTCATTTTCCGTTTCACTGTCCTTTTGAAGTGAAGTTGCTATTTCTTACATTTTAGGTGTGGCTATGAACATCGATTTCAGCTTGTTTGATGAAGAGATCGAAAGGGAGATAGCGCGCCGCAGTTTGCATGAATTCATTCAATATATAAACCCTGAATATATTACAAGCCATTTCTCTCAAACGGTGTGTGATGCGCTCGACCAGTTCTTGGTTGATATGATGGACGGGAAGCGCCCTAAGTTAATATTAGGCGCACCGCCACAGTATGGTAAGTCTGATATAGTTTCCCGCTATCTTCCCGCTTATTTCTTTGGAGAATACCCTAACATGCGCGTTGGGGCGTTGTCGTATTCGTCTGATTTAGCTGGAGATATGAACACCGATGTTCAGCGAATTATGATGTCGGCTGAATATCGTGCGTTATTTCCTAACAGCTGGTTAGGTAATAAGCCCGAAAATGGTATCGCCGTTAAACGTAACTCTGATGAGTTCGGTATTGCCAATCACAAAGGCAGCTATGTGTGTGCGGGTGTGGGTGGTCCATTAACCGGTAAGAAAGCTGACCTCGGTATTATTGATGACCCAATAAAAAACTCGAAAGAAGCACTTAGCCCGATGGTTAAAAAATCGATTTGGAACTGGTACGTATCGACCTTTAAGACTCGCTTATCAAAAAACAGCGGCGAAATCATCATGGCCACGCGGTGGGCTATCGATGATTTATCTGGTCAATTAAAAGAGAAAGCCCCTGAAACCAAGGTGCTCGCATTCCCTGCCATTAATGAGCAAGGGGAAGCGTTGGTACCAGAACTTCACCCTATCGATAAGCTGCTAGAAACCAAAGCAATACTGGGTGATTACTTCTGGTCTGCTATGTATCAACAATCGCCGAAGCCGGGCGACGGTCAAATCTTCCACGAAGAGTTTGTACGCTATTACTTACCTAAAGACCTACCTGATAAATTCGACAAGGTTATTCATAGTTGGGATATGACCTTTAAAGATAGCGACGGTACCGACTATGTAGTGGGGCAGGTTTGGGGTAAGAAAGATGCCAATGCTTATCTGCTGTATCAAATTCGAAAACGCATGAGCTTTACTCAAACTAAGGATGCCGTGAAGCTCTTAGCAGAAAAATTCCCTGAAGGGCGCCGTAAGCTGGTGGAGGATAAAGCTAATGGCCCTGCAGTTATCGACTCCCTTAAATCGACCGTGTCGGGCTTAATTCCTGTTGAGCCTGATGGTAGTAAAATCGCATGCGCTCACGCCTGCACCGCTGAATGGGAGGCGGGCAACGTGTGGCTACCGCATAAAGACATTGCGCCGTGGATAGTGGAAACCGTGGAGGAAATTACCACGTTCCCATTCGCTGGCCATGACGATACGGTGGATGCGATGACGCAGGCGCTGCGTGATTTATACCAGAAGAAAAAGGCGGTTTCTTTACAACCAAGAGGTAATTCTATGTGGCCGTTTAAAAGGCGAAAAATTGCAGAGCAGATTGCACCGCCGAAGCGGTCAGCGTTTACCACAGATTTGTACCCTGCATTAGCAAAAGAGAATGGATTTAACGGGTTAGCATTATCGCAGCCGATGATTAATGGTGTGGGGATGGACAGTATTGATACTTCCGTTCCTTCATTCAAAGGTGAGCAAGTTTATGGTGTGCCTGAATCGCAAGCGGCTTGGTATGCCTCACAAATGTTTATTGGCAACAATATGTGCGCCATCATTGCGAAACATTGGCTGGTGGATAAGGCCTGTAAGTACCAAGCTAAGGGGAGTTATCAGCCATCAGGGGATTATGCAACAAACACAGCGCTTAATAACGGGTTGAATGCTAAGCTCAATACGAATAGTGTCACCCAATCAACGGGTGCATCAACAACGAACGTGATGAGCCAGAAAGCTGTCACCGATGCATTACAAAACGCGGTCAATCTTAATACGATTTATCCAGTTGGTATTGTGGTGTGGTTTGCACAAAATAAGAACCCCAATACATTATTCCCTGATACGAAATGGCAATACATCGGCGAAAATAAAACTATTCGATTAGCTGCTGCAAGTGGTGCGAATGTGTTGACTAACGGTGGTTCGGATTTGGTGACCATTGGCAAAAACCATCTCCCTGCTACACCATTGAAACTCTCAGGTGCAACGGTTTCCGGCGGTGCTCACGATCATACATGGGGTACGATGAATATCACAGGTGAGCTTGGATATATGAGGAATGATTCCGATCTATATACTTATGCCACAGGGGCATTTTCACTTGCAAATGGCTCTGGTAATGGTGGATATACGGGAAGTAATTTAACCAATTCCCGTAAGTATGTTTTCAACGCTGTAAGCACTTGTAGCTGTAGTACATCTCAATATGGGGGCATACGCACACCTATTCAGGGAATACAGAAAACTTAGGTTCAGGAGCCACTTTAGCGGTAACAAATGCCTATATCATGTTGATGGGATGGTATCGAGTCAGTTAGTATCAGCATTTAATGCGTAATATTCAACTCAATGTGAAACTTATACGGAAAAATAAATGTAAGGAAGTCTAATGAAATAACTGTATAATTCAGAATGGATTTTGTAAATTATACAGTTAAATACTCATGATGATAGCACTATGAAAATTTTAAAAAAAATCAATAGATATAGAAACATACAAACAAAAAAAATCAAACTAAAATTAAACTTATTATTTATGAATTTCTGTTATCGAGAGAGAGATTCAACAATAGCTGAATATAATAATGTATGCTTTTTTATGCATACGCAGGCTATTGGTGATTCTATTATTACATCTGGATTGATTGAAAGAATCAGACGTAGTGGCAAAAAAGTATTTATTGTTGGGCCAGAAAAAATAAGGTTTCTATTTAATAGCATAATAGAAGCTGATGGGTTTTACTCATTTAATAAGAAAAAAATACCAGAGCTTATCATTGAATTGAATAAACTAGATATTGATTTGGTTATTGATACATTTGATTTTGATCATTCTGTTTTATATAGACTAAAAACACTTTTTTTGTTAAAACCCAAGAAATCAATTAGTTTTGGTCACCCTAAAGGAACAATTTTTGATGTAAATATAGTAAATGATAATAGTGATGCTCACTTGTCTGAAAGGATGAAGAAAATACTTGAAATTATTAGGTTGAATGATAATAGCTATGGGTATTCTTTATCATTTTTAAGTGATGAATTTAAAGTTGCACATGATTATGCTAATACTATAAAAAAAACTGATAAATTAGTCGTTTTCAATCCTTTTGGTTCTCACCCAGCTCGTTCACTTTCAATGGAACAAATAAATAAAATTATTGTTTATTTAAATACGCTTGAAGGATATAAAACAGTCTTCTTTAATTTGGGCTGTGATTTTTCATGTGATGATTTAAATAATGTCACCTTAAATCCATTCAGAAATGCAGGAGAATCTTTTGCTCTAGCTAGTAATGCAGATATTATAATTACTGTTGATACTTCAATGGTTCATTTAGCAAGCGCATTTAATATTAAACAATATTGCATTTATAATAATAGGTTAAATAATGGTACGCAAAATAATAATATCATGTTTGGCCCAAACAATGATAAGGCCGTTCAATTGACAACAAATGAGTACCTCCAAACTGAGGATGGTGATGATATTCATAATTTTGATGTTTCGTTACTTATTGATGCAATCAATGATAATTTAAATGAGTCAAACTCCTTAAAATGATAAAAGGATGTCTAGATAAATTAGCATTTAATAAATCATCTAGACATGATTTTTTGTTATGGTTATGTATGAAAAATAATTTTCGTTTTCATATCTGTAATATATGTGCAATTTTCAGGGACATTTGTCAAAACTAGTGACATCGCACCTATTTTTGCATTATTACCAATTATAATATCCCCTCCTAAAATAGTGGAGCCACAACCTATAACGACATTATTCCCTATTACTATACTGTAAGGGTTTTTTCTCCATCCGATTGTTATATTTTGATAGCAGGTAAAATTATCACCAATTATAGCGTGTCTTGTTATTATAATTGATGAGTAGTGGTGTATTTTTAATCCGATTCCAATGGTTGCACCTAGTTCTATCTCAGTATTGTATTTATATATTAGTTTATTTTGAATCTTATTAGCGGTACGTCTATAATGCTTATTGGTTGATGAGTGCATGCAGTTTGCCAATCGCCACCAAAAAATAAAATTAACTCTATTTCCTTTGGCTATGCGTTTAAGTAATCTAATCCACGAAAATGATTTTTTATTTAAAAATTCAACTTCCCAGAATTTTTTGAGCTCCTTTGTATCTGAAGTGATTATAAAAAATAGTATAATTATATAGTTCATGGAACATAACCTTCTAGATTGATATTGCTAATATCGATGAATTGGAATCATATTATGTATATTATCAGTCATTAAGTATTTCTAAAAGTTATGCTCCACTATAAAGCTGATTTAGTGGATTTTTGGTATAGGATTGTGGTCTTAAAGGATTATAAATAACTTATACGTAAGAATAAGAATTTCTCATTATAGGAGGGTTTTTTCTATCTAATTGATTTTATTGTATATTAATTCACTGCTTATAGTGAGAGTGTTATAACTAATTGTAAATAGATTTATCACCATGAATTTAAAATACTCTGGGCCGTTAGGTTGTGTGGGTTCAAATTCATCTCTGGGCACCAAAAAAATTTGATTGAGTATTCAATAGGGTGGAATGATGGGAAACTACCTGATAGTAGCTTCTCATCACATCAGGTATTTTTTGACCAGCTCAGGGTAATCATCATTCGTTTTAAAATACTCTCCGATCTTAGTGTACGTATGTTCCGTAATATCACGATAAAATTCACACATAAAAAACAGCTATAAGAAGTTATTTTTTTATGCCATACGGATGATTTAAATTATGGTATGGGTACTTAAGATAGGTGAACGGGAGGGCTGTACTCTGTAGGCAATAAAAAAACCCACCAAAGTGGGCTTTTAGTAACTTTCAAATGCGCGTGCATTTCACGTGCACTTTCTAGTCTTAATGTTGCCAGTGTCTAGTCCAACTGATTTTGCTAACTTCCTGTTTTTAAACCTGTTGTCCTATCACGGCTGGCGGAGTCTGAATTAGGCTTGTAGTACATTGATTATAAAATAATAAAATCCAATTCAACTTTTAATTTGGGCCTATTGTTGGGCCTAAAGTTTATTTTACTTTTTTGATGGCAGGCTCAAAATTTCGCTTGCCATCTTAACATATAGTAAGAGATTAATGAGAATTTTGTAGATTCAGTGTTTATATTCTCTTTACTGTATTAGCTATAAATTTCCTTGACTAAAGGTAATAACCCTAATGCTGTTAGTTGAATCTCTATCTCATTGGCTTTTTTGATATCCTCTTTATCTGAACCATCGAATACGTGGTCAGTACTGATAATCAGTGTGCCACTATTTTTATCATTTTCAATATCGATAAGTTGAGTCGCCATAGGTAATTGTTCTGGTATTATTTTTTTATTCAGAAAAAGCATCCAACCAACAGGTAATCTGTCAGGGAATACATTTTTTTTATTGTATCTATATTTATTCGTATCAATTCGTATGCAAATTATTCTATATGCATCTAAATAATAATTTAGTGCATTAACTATAGCTGCTTGGCTAGGTACATTAATATTACGTAGCTTAAACTCTAGATTATATATCAGCCCACAACTGGTATATTTTATATCTAATGCTTTGTTTTCATTAGCCCATATAGATTCTGCCCAATCAAAATAAGGAATATTCTTCAATAAATCGGTTGGTGTATATTGGTTAAAAGCTTTCTTTTGTAATGCTTTCTCTAAAGTATCGCCTGTTAAATACCATGCGTCTTCATTTTCATGAGTGATCGACTCACAGGTTAAAATCATATGACTAAAAATATCAATTAATAGGGGGATTGACATTTCTTCATGTAGCTCGATATCTAATTTAATTGATAAATTCATAACTACCTCAAAATTATGGTGAAAAGTGTGTTCGTACTTGTGGTAATGGTTCTAATAATTCCTCACAAAGCTCAAACATTTTTTTATGTGAAAAATGCCAATCAATAAATGACCTTTTTTTAAACTGGCTAAAGCATAACCAATTTTGTTCTCCGGCTTGCTTAAGGATTTTATTATGCTCACCCATAAATATATTTGGCTCGCCTTGGCTATTGAAGAAAAAATCATAATTATCTTTCGTTTCAATAAAGTTACATTCACTGGGCACCCAACCGTCAAACTCCACTAAAGGATTTTTGGTTCTTGTTGGAACTGGGATTGTGCACTTCCATTCATCAATATATTTAAGTTGTCCTTCTGGAGAATCAGCCGTTACTATCACCGTATTACATATTCTCGCCTGATACTCATAAGCATTTGGAGAACGTGTATTGGTTATATAATTTTTATGAGGGATAATATAAGGGATAGCAGGGCAGTCTTTGCACCCTTTACTAGCTTCAATTGCGGCAACGCCAATCGATGAACCAGCAACGGCTCCTGTCACTGATCCTTGTCCACTCCCTCGTTGACCATTTACACCGTCGTCATCTATCCCTCCACCAATCGCAATACTTTCATTACCCCATTCATCATCACTGCTTCCTGACGAAGAGGGAAAGCCGATTTTTGAGGCTTCTTGAGTCACTGCGGCTAGACCGCCCAGAGTCATTAACCCTGCGCCGGCAACTATTAATGGAATTGGCAT